ATCAATGTTCAAAAGACATGAAGTTAAACTAATATCTAATCCAACTTGTAACCGAGAAGTCACTGACCTAGAAAGCAGTGACTTCAAATATTATGATAAGGATGGATTTGAGCTTAATATGGCAGAGAGAAAATTCTATGCTGCCGTGAATTATCCATTGATAAACTGTTTGAACCATGTATGTTGGCAAGAACCATGGTTTACTCTGGAAGATAATAAGTCTGGTTTGATATTAGATCATGCCATGTTTCTTTGTAGAGCTAGCTATTCAGACGAAGCATTAAAACAACTACATGTGCTTAAAGAACAAATACCCACCGCATCATATCTAATTAAAACAAGATCTAAATGGGGTTATGATTTCGCTCTCGATGCTGTTAGAGATGGTGAAACCTTTGAAGTTATACACGTAGAATATGACAACCTGGACTACGAAAGATTTGCAAATAGTTTCATATCCTTTGAATATATGGTTAGACACACTGATTGGTCTGATGCTGCTGACAGGATATGGGCGCAGAGAGATCAGTGGGAAGTATTAACTGGCTTTGAACAAAATAATTGGAAAGCTAAATATCTGATCGGGTGGAGCAAAGCCGAGTATACAGAAAAGTCCCTAAAAGAAAGTAAATGAAAAAACTTATAGCATTTTTAGCCCTAGCAGTTAGTATGGGCGCATTCGCACAGCAACAAAAAGCTGGTGTAGTCTATGATTGGAAAATCAATAGAGTGGTAGATGGTGATACTGTAGAAGTTGCAACACCCTGGACCCCAGACCCACTACCAAAGAAGATGAGTATTCGCGTGTTTGGTGTTGACACTCCTGAAAAGGGTTTCCGTGCTAAGTGCCCACAAGAGGATACAAGAGGCAAGGCAGCGACAGAGTTTACCAAGAAAACAATTACAGAAAGTAAAACCGCACGTGTTTTAGTCATGGATTGGGACAAATATGGCGGCCGCTTATTGGGCGATATTATATTAGATAATAACGTCAGCCTAAGGGGCCTATTGATTAAAAATGGATTTGCAAGAGAATATTACGGAGATGCAAAACAAAGCTGGTGCAATTAATAATGGCCCGTAAGGGCCATTAATTTATCAGTTCTTTTGATAGACAAAGTATAATCGTGTGTTGGCATCTTTCTTAAATTCCAACAGTTTTAGGTTATATTTTTCAGCAAACTCGTTGACAACTTCAAAACTCCAGGGAAATATATCCACATATGGACCTGTTTTATGCTGCACTCCAGGATTGGCTCTAAGATAAAATTTGCCACCTGTTTTTAATAATTCAACACATCGACTAAATCTGGATTCTATTTCATCTTTAGAGTTAAAATTAATTGATCCTAACGCAATGATTACGTCGTGGCTAGCAGGTTTGACTTTATAATCAAGTATGTCTACTTGATAATCGGCGCAATTATTATAGGGATCTATACCTATTAGATTGTCAATACGCCCTTTGAACGGGTGATATCCGCAGCCAACATCCAGTACTGATTCTGGATTGAGCTTGTTAATTTCCTCAGCAAGTTGCCAGCCAGTGAAGGAATAATCGTCTGTTCTTGGCTTCCATATTTCGCCAAAGAAACGTAGAATATAACGTTCGCTTAGGTCATCTACGATTTCTTTCAAGGTACCAATATAATCACAGGGCAAACTTAGCTCAGCTTCTACGGCATCTTTGAATTTACGATATCTAGCAGGCGTCCATGGTAAATTTTGTACCACGGTATTTTCATCTATAGCATCAGATATTTTCTGATACTTGGGCAAATTAAATGCTAGTTGCAAATTTTTTTGTAAAAGTGCGAAAATTTTAGTGTTCATAATAATTTTTTAGGAATCTTGCTAAATATTTTAGGACACGCAAGATATATACTATATATATCTGTCTCTACCTTAATTAAGGAATAACAAAATGCAAACATCAAAAGAATTTGTTGCTCAAATCGTTGCAGACAACCAAGCCCTATTCAAAGCTAGTCAAATTAATGTTAAAGAGTATTTCGACAGCAAACCAAGTAAACAAGAATTAGTTGACCACTTTGTCGGCCGTATGGTCAACGAGCGTATGAACATGGTTGAAATCAGCCAAACTATTGCTAACATGCCAGCAAATGCTGACCCAGTGGAATTAGAACTTCTAAGCAAGCAAGCCTTAGACGAAGCTATTCACTTCCGTTTAGTTAAAGAAGTTATCGAACACATTCAAGGTAGCCCAGTTGATGTTGAAGCCGCAATCGCTAGCGAAGCTCGTGCTAATACAGCTAAAGGTGCCGCTCTATTAGCAAAATACGGTGCAGAAAATGACGCTATTGCTTTAGCTTGCTATCAATTAGTTGCTGAAGGTCGTGCTGAAGCTGTTTGGACAACAATGAGCGAATGTATCGACGATGCATTTATTTCTGGAGCTTATGCTAAGATTGCTCGCGATGAAGGTTTCCACGCTAGCATCGGTGCTCGCAAACTAGAACAACTAATGAAGTCTGATGCTGACCGTGCTCACGCTGCCGACTTAGTTGCTCGTATGCGTAAAGACTTATATGAAATCAGTTGCATGAATACATCAGCTTCAGAAGCTGGTAAGCAATTGGTTGCAGATGCCTACGGATGGTAATTTGCACATAAAACAAATTGAAGGGGCGACCCTTCAATTTAAATTGATGAAGAGAGAATAATGAAAAAATTTTTAATGTTATTATCTTTACTGCCGACGTTGGTATTTGCTTGGCAACCAACCAAACCAGTCACTGTGCTTTTTCCAAATGGACCCGGTGCTGGTAATGAAATTAGCTTCAGAATGGTTGCCGCAGAAGTTACACGCAAAACAGGGGTAGTATTTAATGCTCAACACATGGGCGGGGCAGATGGCAATATCGGCATGAGTTATTTTCAAGCTAACGCACAACCGGATGGACATTTCATTGCCATGCCAAGTTGTCAAAGTACTTGGGTGGCGTCAGAAATTTGGTATCCACAAGCAGCCAAATTTAATGTAATGGAATTCGTACATGTGCTTAATATAGGTAAAGCACCATTGGCATTTTACGCTGCCACTAGCAGTAAGGTAAACACTCCGCAAGAATTAATTGCCGAAGTTAGAGCAGCACAGCGTCCCTTAAACTTTGCTGTAGGTGGTGCTGCACACAAACTGGCAGTTGAGTATTTTGTTGATAGTGTAAAGTCAGGCAAGGACACAGTTGAAACCAGTTTGTATAAAGGTCCAGCACAGGCCATGGCGGATGTATTGGGCGGCCATCAAGAATTTGGTGTGTTTCCTATAGCGGTTGGTGGCCCTATGGTCAAAGAGGGTCGTATAAAATTAATTGGTATAGCTAGTGAGGTACCGATTCTGGGATTTGAAAAAGCACCATTAATGAAGGATTCAGTTCCGGGTCTAAACGTTTATGCTTGCTGGAACATGGTGTTGCCTAAAGGCACAGCACCTGAAGTTGCTCAATGGTACAGAAATCAATTCACGTCAGTTATGCGTACACCAGAAATAAAATCCAAATACGATCAAAATTATATGTTTATGACTCCAAGTGAATGGACTGAAGAAGGACTACGTGCCAGTGTCACAGCTTTACGTAATCAATGGCAACCTTACGCACGTAAAATCAAACCAGAATGAAAATAGGTTTGTCGATGGAAATGACCCACAAGCTACGTGATACGTGGCATGCGGCCATTAATTACGAATGGTATGAATTTCTGGCAGGGTACGATATTGTTCCTCTTAGCTGTCATGGTAATATACCACAAACGGACGAATTTGATTTAATCATATTGGCCGGAGGCAACGATATGCCTGATATAAAAACATGGCGAGATAATCATTATCCTATCAGAGACGATTTTGAATATAAATTAATTCAGCAATGTTTAATAACTAACACACCAATCATAGGTGTTTGTAGAGGATTTCATTTTTTAAATTATGCCCTAGGAGGCACACATAAATTAATGACATCTCCTTATGATAATGTAAAGATTAATTTGTCCAAATTTGAAGTAACCTGCCACCACACAATACAAATAGAACGTTTGGCTAAGGGATTTAAAATATTAGAACAAGATGATAAGGGAATTATAGAGTTAGCTGTTCATAAATCAAATCGAATATTAGGAATAGGCTGGCATCCTGAAAGGTATGTTAATAAACATACAAGACAATATATACTGAATTTAATAGAAACTTTATGAAATATATTTTTGTAGCTGGCGCCCCCGGCAGTAAGTGGAGCAGCGTAGTTAAAAATATTTACTACAGCTCGGACGTAGACCAATCCGATTATAGAGAGGAGTGGACCTATTATCACGATGCGTCTGGCAAAATGGAGCTTATGCATCTTGGTGCATATTTCGATCCGGGCATGGAGTGTGATTTACCTGAAAGCATGAGCACATTAACTAGACGTCAGGCTGAAGAACGTTTTGACGCTCCTTTTAACAGCAACAGTAAAGGTATTAGAATCATTAAGAGTCATATTTTCAGCTATAAAGAAAATATAAAATATCTTAAAGAACTATGGCCAGAATCACCCATCATCTTAGTTCATAGAAATGATGATGCATGTTTAGGTTGGTGGGTTAAATGTGGTCATTTTAATATTACCTATCCTAGGTATCACAGCTACTATAAAGATCTGCGTCAAATGGCAGAAATCATCAAAAGACAAAATAAAGGAATTTTGTCTGCATGGTGGGCTTATAAGGGAAAAGACGTTGTAGATAATGTGCAATTGGCAAAAACGTTAAATATTGCTGTGCCAGAAGAACTATATCTTCAGGATTATGTAGTGTCAGATGTAAGGGTAAAAGTAATATGAAATCAAGTTGGGACGTAACCAAAGGTACAAGCAAGTATCATTTCGATACATTTCGTGAAGATCGCTTCGAAGATGTTATACAGCAGCTAGGACATTTGTCAGTAACATGGCAGGATGATTTACCTGCCATTATTGAAAATAGTAAACCAGCAAACTGGGAAACTCGTGCAGTAGGCAGACCTGGCGCCTCTTATCAACAGGCAGACCTAGCAGCAGAAGAATATGATTTAGAACGTGTGGGCGCAGATCCTAAGATGATTATCACAAATCTAAACTGGACTATTCCCGATAGCCTTAAAAAAGTCAGCGAATTATTTGCTCTGGATGATTGCATGGAACGCATACACGTTCAATGGCCTGGGCATGTATGGAATTTGCACATAGACAAACTGCAAAAGTGGGCACCAGATGATCCCGGTAAGGTAATGCGTATTTTTATACAGTTAACTGACTGGCAACCAGGACAGTTCTGGGAATATGGTAACTATCATTGGAACCAATGGCGTGCGGGCGATGTCAGCACTTTTGACTGGGCCAACATGCCACATTGTACTGCCAACGCCGGGCATCACCCACGTGTGACATTCCAGATAACGGGTGTGATCACCAATCAGACTAAAAAATATCTAGCGAGCCTGCGATGAAAAGATTGTTGATCCTCACTGGGCCGCAAGGGTCTGGCAATCACATGTGGAGCAAGATATTTGCCTTGCATCCTGATGTGTTGGGTTGGCGGGCTCTGCTAGATGAGTACTGGATCGGTCATGATCGTGAACCTTTTGCCGATTGCTGGCGAGATCCGTCCCTGCTGAGATCATACGATTGGTCCCAATCGGATTATTATGTGACCAGTATAAGCGTGCCCTATATGGAAAATGGGCAGGCTACCATACCGCCGATAG